TCTGTTGCAGAAAATGTATTTTGGTGATCTCTGTGCTCTTATAGAGCAGAGGCCTTTGGAGTTTAATACTCTTATAGGCCTAGATATGAATTCCATGGATGGACATTCTCTTGTTTTGAGATTGTTGGAAGTGAACCCAGAGAGGGATTCACTTTTTGGTGGTGACATATCTAAATTTGAATTCCGCCAGAGAGCAGAAGTGTCGACGGCGGTTTTCGATCGAATTATTGAACCATTATATGCGAATGCTTCGCCCGAGGAGCGCGTCATTAGACGTAATCTTTGGGAGATGGGCATTACGACTGTTAATGCGTTTGGTGATAAACTTTATTTGGTGCATGGTCCTCGTGCGTCAGGTGAGTAATGACGTCTTTGGGAAACACTATCTACGTACAAGTAGCTCTAGTGTACTCTTATTATAAGGCCTGTGGCTTTGTGAGAACGATTTTGCCGACTTTTTATCTCCACGTTTACTGTGTCTCTGTTGGTGATGACAACATAGGCGCTGTTTCACGTGAGGTGAAAGATTGGTTTAATCAGGTGGCTATAAGGGATGGTATGCAGGATCTTGGTCTTGCTTATACCGATCCTAATAAGGGTGAAATAATTGACCCTTTTATGAAGCTTGATGATATCGTTATGTTGCAATGTCAACCCCGATATGATTCTTTATTGGGTCGTTGGGTTTGGTATCAGAAGCTTCAGACGGTCCTTGAAATGGCTCAGTGGACTAAGAAAATCCACAAGAGGCCTGATAAGACCATCTGGGCTAGTAATGTACTCGATAGTCTTCGGAAACTTTGTCTACACCCTAAATCAGTGTGGGATGAATATATTCCGAAGTATCAACGAATGATTGCTGGTTACCACATAGAAGTTCCTACTTGGGACTATCGTGGTATGCAGAAGATCGTTCTTGATGAAGCTTATATGGGTGTTGTTTTCAGGAATGAGATCGACGCCGAACAGGGAGAATTTCAGCATGGGCCTCGAACCCGATATCGTAAGGGTAAGGAAATTGCTTATGATGGGTTTTTGGTTATGTTTAATTTGGTTCTGGTGGTATTATTCGGTTATTTTGTTTGGCCATATTTACCACAATTTGGGACCATTTTGGGTTGGTATATTTACTCATGCTGGTTTCTTTTTGTTAATTGTTTCATTGCTGGTTTCTGGTGGAAACTAGTATGGGGTTAGACCCCACGTCCTCCTATGACGTTAAACTGGGCGTTCTGCATAACGAAATATCGTGGTACCAAAAGCTGTATGCGCTGCAAAGGTTAAAATGGAAGCAC